TGATCCGGTCGAGACGCTGGCCGCGACCTTGCTCACTGTCGAGAGCGACCCGCGCATCACCACGCTACTGTTGCCGGAATGGGAGCGTGCGTTCGGTCTGCCAGACGCTTGCCTTGCAGAGCCGCTGTCGATTGGCGACCGCCGCAATGCGCTGACGTTGCGCATGACGCTGCTCGGTGCGCAGTCGCGCGCGTTCTTCATCGCGACCGCATTGTCGATCGGCTACACGATCACCATCACGGAATATCGGCCGTTCATGGTCGGCATCGATCGCGTCGGCGACAACCGCACCATCGGCGACGGCACCGCGATGATCGACCAATGGGGCCATCCGATCTTGAATCCGTCCGGTCTCCCCGTCGCGCTCGGCGAGTACAGCGAATATCCCTACATGCTCGGGCACAACCGCATCCGGTTCTATTGGTCGGTTCATGTCATGAATGCGCGGCTGACGTGGTTTCGCGTCTCAGACGGACAGACTGGCGTCGATCCACATTTGCGCATCGGGTTGGCGACCGACCTCGAATGTCTGTTGCGGCGATACAAGCCCGCGCACACCGAAATCATTTTCGATTACTCCGGGCTCGCGACCGGCGGGTCGATGGCGGGAACGCCCTGAAGAAATAGGAGGCGACGATTCTTTACAATCAGCCATACGGCGGCGTGGCCAATGCGCCCTATGTCAACGGCGATCCGAGTATCGGTCGGGCCGGCTCGATCCCACCTGCGGCGTCGATCGAATACCCGCAGCGTGAGATCGTCAACGTCATAACCAATGCAGGATTGACGCCGACCAATTCCGACTTGAACCAGCTTGGCGAAGCGATCCAGAGCGGCAAGCTGATCTATGCCGACGATACCGGAGTCGCCAACATCGTCACCATCGCGCTGTTGCCGGTTGTCACTGCCCTGACCAAGGGCATGGTGTTTATCGTCAAGATCAAGTTCGCCAACACCGGGCCGACCGTCCTAGTTGTCAACGGTGTCGGCGGTGTCGCCGTCGTGCATCCTGCCGACGCGTCACAGCTTGGACCAGGAGAATTGTACGCCGGTGCGATTGTTTGTTTTGCCTATGATGGCACGTATTTTCAACTTGCATGGTCGCAGAAGGTCGCGGGCGCGCAAGTCACGTATCTGACGGCGTCGCGCGACTACTACGTCGGCGGCTCCGGGGCGAGCGACGCCAACGATGGCACGTCGGCGACACTAACCGGCGGCCACGGTCCATTTTTTACGTTGCAACGCGCGATGAATGTCATTGCGCAATTCAATCTCAATGGTTTCAACATCACAATTCACATCGCTGTTGGCACCTATGCTTCTTTGTCGCTCGGCAACATGGCCGGCAACGGTGCGGTGAATTGGGTTGGTGTTCCTGCATCACCAACGACCGTCATCATCCACGGCACAGGAGTCTCCGCGCTCATTGCGGGCAGTTGTGGTTCGGCACACACCTTCAACGGCGTGCAATTTGAAAGTGGTGGCACCTACACCAATGATCCGATGTGCGGTGTCAGCGCGTTTGGCACCGGCACGTCGCTCATTCTCAATAATATCGCATGGGGTGTTTGTTCAGGCTCGCACTACTCGTTTACGCGAGGTGCAACTGTGATCCCTGGCGGCATACAAATGCTGACCGGCGCGCCGCAGGGCGCTAATGCAGGCATGCCTTCAGGATATCACGCCTTCATCGGCACTGGCTCGATTTTGCAAGTTGCTGGCGGCAATCTGCCGATCCTGTCGATTACGACCCCGATCACCATGGGCAACGGCGGCGCCTTCATGTCCGCATTCACTCTTGTGAGTGTGAATTACGTCTATGCCAGCATCACCGGCGCCGGCAACGTGACTGGTCAACGTTACCTAGTCCAAGGCAATTCCATCGTCAGCACGAATGGCGGCGGCATCAATTATTTCCCTGGAACGATTGCCGGGACGACCAATACTGGCGGTCAATATTCATGATCGTGAACATCAGCACGCGGAGTGACGCCGATTTTATTCGGACCTTCGTCTATCAAACGACGCTCGGCGTGCCTGTCGATCTGACCGGGTCGACCCTGCACATGATGGCGCGCGTGCATGCGGCCGACGTGACTGTGATGCTCGACCTGACTATGGCCAACGGCGACATTACCATTACCAACGCTGCGGCTGGTCAATTCAGTATCTGGATTCCATTGGCCACGTTGTCGCGGCTGCCGGCCAACAATTACGACCATTCCTTGATTCGATATCGGCCCGATCTCAAGACCGAAGAAATTTGGTACGGCACGTTGACTCACACCATCGGTGCGACCCGATGAACGATATCAGCGTCACGTTTCTCGATCCGGTGACGATCACCGCCGAGCCTAGCGATGTCACGGTCATCGTTCCGGTCGGTGATGTCCTCGTGCTCAGTGTGCCGCAACAGGGGCCGCAGGGGGCGCAAGGGCCTCCAGGCATCACCGGCATCACCGGCAACACCGGCCCGCAAGGTGTGATCGGCCTCACCGGGCCGGCGGGTCCAACTGGTCCGGCAGGTGCGGCAGGTGCAGCAGGTGCGGCAGGTGCGGCCAGCACAGTGCCAGGGCCGACCGGGCCGGCGGGTCCAACCGGGCCGGCTGGCGCCACGGGTGCCGCGAGCACTGTGCCAGGGCCGGCCGCATGGCAAACGGTCACACGGTGGTTCACGGCGACCAATTATGTAGCTGGCCCGCCAGCGAGCGTCGTGACGGATACTAGTGGGACTTACGTTTGCTTGGTCCCTCACACGTCCGGCGTTCTGGCGACTGACATCGCTGCCGGAAAATGGACGATAGTTGCAACAGCGGGTTCGACTGGGCCAACCGGTCCGGCCGGGCCAACTGGCGCCACGGGATCAACTGGCGCCACCGGATCAACTGGCGCGACCGGTGCCACTGGTCCAACTGGTCCAATCGGCAATACAGGGCTGACCGGGCCGACCGGTCCCGCCGCATGGTTGCTGCCGGTCGCATGGGCAACGGCAACGGCCTACGTCACCGCGAGTCCTACCAGCGTCGTTACAATTGCCGGCTCGACCTATGTTTGCGCCGCGCCTCATACGTCGGGCGTGTTCGCGACCGATCTGGCGGCCGGGAAATGGCTGCTGGTCGCCTCGAAGGGCGATGTCGGCGCGACAGGTGCAACGGGTGCAACGGGACCAACCGGTGCGACTGGCACCACGGGCGCCACGGGAGCAACCGGAGCCATGGGGCCGAGTCTCGCCCCGGTTATCTCACCGTTCACCTTTGCGAACACAAACGTCGTTTGTCCAACGGCTAACACTCTGGCCATGGCTGGTTTTGGATCGACGATCTTTTACACACCGACCTTGAGCGGCGACGTTATGATCGTCGGTGGTGTGACGCTCACCAATACGTCAGGCGCGGTCGCTGGCGATACGCTGCGGGCTTATCTCTATTATGGAACGGGGACGGCGCCAGCCAACGGAGTAGCCGCTACAGGGACATCCTACGGCAAGATGCTTTCGTTTGTTTATCAAACGACAGTGACCCAAATGAACGTTCCTATTTTGGCGGCATTGGCTTTGACGCCGGGGACGCGATATTGGTTTGACTTGGCAGTCAATGACAGCACCACTGCAAGCGTCACACTTGGCTTGAACGGCTTGGCGCTTTCCATGATGGAGATGGGGCCAAGCGGTGTCGGTGGCTACAACGCGCCGACCGATGAGCCTACGCGCGCGACCGCGCGTGCTGTGCTCAATGCCGCACCGTTCGATGCGATGGCCTACAACGGAATGCAGGTCAACGGCTCGATGGATGTTGACCAAATCAACAGCGGTGCGCTGGTCGCAAACGCCAACGGCAGCGGCGTCGATCAGTTCATTGTCAGTAAGACCGGGTCGATGGTGCTCACGGCGCAACAGGTATCTGATGCACCTCCGGGTCTGACGAAGTCTCTCAAGGTTACTGTTACGACAGCCGCCGCCTCGCTCGGTGCGACCGATTTCGTTGTGATCCAAACACGATTGGAAGGCTACCGAATCGCGCGACTTGCGTTCGGTTCGGCTTCCGCGCAACCTTTGACAATTTCCTTTTGGACAAAAATACATCGTATCGGCACCTATTCCGGGGCGATCCAAAACAGCGCGTCAAATCGGTCGTATGCTTTTACATTTCAGAGTCGCACCGCCGATGTCTGGGAACAGCAAGTTGTTCAAATTGCTGCTGGTGACACCTCTGGCACATGGCTGGCGACCAATGGCGTCGGAATGTATATCAACATCGCCATTGCGGTAGGGACGACACCAGCAACGACGGCGGGTGTATGGACTGCCGGTGCCTTTAACGGTGCTACCGGGTCGATCAACGGTGTTGCGGCGACGTCGGATGTTTTCCAGATTACCGCTTTCATTGTGTTGCCCGGAATAGAATATCCGTCGTTAACGCGTTCGGCGTTCATCATGCGGCCTTACGGTGAGGAAATTGTTACGTGCCGTCGCTATCTGCTTAGATATATTGATGAAGGCATCGCGACGTATGATGGTTTGGCTGGTCTCTGTTACGGCACGACGGCTGCACTTATTTCTTGGAATTTCGGCAGAGCAATGCGAGCTGTGCCGACTTTTACGAGCACTGCGGCGAGCACATTCCAGATCAGGAGCGCGACCGCCAGCTTCATTACCTGTACATCGATTGCGACTTATGTCGCGACATCTGCCGGGATGGCAATCAATGTCGGAGTCGCGAGTGGCATAGTAGGTGGCAACGCAACGCTATTGAGCGGTGGCGCATCAACTTGGTTGCAAGTGGACGCGAGATTGTAAATGGCCACCTATCGGTTGACTGGCACAGCAGTTGTAATTCGCATAGCCGATGGCGCGAGCATTCCCGCTGACCCGGCCAATCGCGACTATGCGGCCTATCTGGCATGGAAGGCTGCAGGCGGCGTGCCCGATCCTTATCATCCGCCCGATGAATCGTTTGCCGGCCTCCCGCCAACGCTGATCGCCGCCGCACTCAACATCAACGTTTCTGACGGCGATATCACGAGCATCGACGGCATGTTCAATTTGGTCGGTGGGTCTTACATCGACGTTGGGACTTACTACTTGTTCTTTGCCACGCAGCAGCCTGATGACAATTACTTCGCGATCATCACCGGCAACGCGCCTGCAAAGCAGATGACCACCAAGACCACTGATTTCTTCGTCATCGAAACCTTCGTCGCCATCGGCGGCGCGCATGTCGACCCGCCTCAAACCAGCGTCCAGATTTACAGGATCGCAACATGACAGGAAGCTCCATGGCCAAATTGATCTGCGGCGTCGTTCTCAACGGCGAGGAAACCTTGCGTTCGATCACGACCGTGGCTGGTGCTGTGCCGACCTTGGTCAAGACCACACCGGGCATCGGCAAGCCGTTTTGGTATTTCGCCAGCATTCCGGCGGGAAAGGTGGTCGGCGCCGACATGACCAACGCGCCGATTGCTGATGGCGATACCGCCGTCAATCTGGCCTCGATGAACGCAATCACCGCGTTGCCGCAAGAGGTGCTGATCTACGACCCACCGCTATCCTCGTGAAGATCGGCCAGCGCGCCTTCGATCTGATAGTCCGCGAAGAGGTTTCGTCGCAGGCTTACTACACCAAGCACTATCAGAATCCGGAATGGCCCGGCGGCCTGTCGGGCATCACGGTGGCGATAGGTTACGATCTCGGCTATGCCAGCGTTGCCAAGATCACGGCCGATTGGCGGCTTCACGTCTCGTCCGACATGCTCGCGCAGATGGTCCGCTGTTCCGGCGTTCGAGGCATCGCCGCGCGCGACCTTCTCCCGAGCGTCAAGCAGTCCATCAAAATCCCATGGGCGGCGGCAATCGAGGTGTTCGCATCCAGGGACCTGCCGCAGTGGACTTCTGAGGTCTGCCGCATGCTGCCGAACACCGACAAGCTCACGCCTGACTGCCTCGGCGTCCTCGTCTCGATCGCCTACAATCGCGGCCTGTCGTTCGATAGTTTCGGCGACAGATACACTGAGATGCGCGCGATCAAGGCCCATATGAGCGGCATGGTCGCGGCGATCCCCGCCGACATCATCTCGATGAAACGGCTATGGCCGACCGTGGCCGGCCTGCGCAATCGCAGGGACCACGAGGCCGCGCTGTTTCAGGAAGCGCTAACGGACAAGGCGGGCACAGAGGCCACCGTGGCAGACACGCCTGCCGTATCAGACGGCTCGGTGCTCAAGTCAGGGCCGGCGCGCACCAAGCCGCCGAAGACGACATCGGCACAGCACGGCGCCGCTGGCGCGATCGTCGCCGGCAGCATCGCCAGCGCACACGCGGCGGGCTTCTCGATTTGGACCGTCATCATGGTGGGCATAGTCTCTGCTATCGTGGCCAGCGTCGTTTGGACCCTCTGGTACTTCGCAAGGAATCCAAAATGAAACGCTTGATCGAATGGTGCACCAACAGTGAGACAATTCTCTGGGCTCGGCTTCAGGTCGCGTTCGGGTTTCTGTTCGGCATGTTTCTCTTGGTGTGGGGCGTGGTCTCGCAGACTGACATTTCGCCAATCTTGAAAGACCCGCGCTGGATCGCGGTGTGGTCAATCATCAACGGCCTGATCACCGAGCTATTGCGGCGGCAAAACACCGTAGTCACCGCAAGCAACCATCTGGTCGCGGCCAGCGTTGTCGATGTGCAGGAGAAGTAACACCAATGTTCATGGCGCTGTTGGGTTTGATCCCAGGCCTTAGCTCACTGGTCTCATCGATCACGACCGCGATCTTCGACGCCAAAGTCAAGATCACGCAAGCCAAGATCGGCGGCGATCGTGATGTCGCCGTGAAGCTGGTCCAGGCGGCGGCCGAGCAGGAGCATGAGAATACAGCGCGGCTTAGTATCATCGCCGGGAACAAACTGCTGACCTTCCTCTTGATAGCATTCGCGATGCCCATTGTGATCTGGTTCAACAAGATAGTTTCTTGGGACATCGTCCTCGCTCCGATCATCACCGGCGAAACCGGTATGACCGACCCGATCAAGGGTCAGGCGCTGGAGATCGTCAAGATCGTCATCTATTTCCTGTTCGGCGCTCCGACCGTGATGGGCATCGGCAAGATGTGGTTCACACGGAAGACATCATAGGAGGCTAAAAGGTGAGCGAGGTTCTGGCGCTGCGGGTCACGAAGGCTGTTGCATCTGTGGTCGGGGAGACGGTGACGCTAACACCCCTCTCCTCACCTAAGTGAAATATATGGCAGTAACCCAGAATCCGAATTCGCAGCCAATCCAGACGTTTGCGCCAGTATTTCCGGACCCGTCTTTGCTGACCACTGAAGCCTTGCGGCGCGAGATCGGCAACTTGAAAGATCAGATCGACGTTCGGTTGTCGGCTGCCGATACCGCGATCAAATTGATCCAGTCTGCCACCGACACGTCGCGACGTGAAACCACTGACGGCGTCGAGCGAGCCTCGCAACAGCTTCATGATCTGATCATTGCGAAACTTGATATTCTCGCAAAAGTGACATCGCAGCGCTTCTCCAGTATCGAGACTCAGTTTATGGAGCGGGACAAACGAACCGAGCAACTATCGCTGGCCGACAAGACCGCTATCGCGGCGGCGCTGCAGGCACAAAAGGAAGCGGCCGGCGCACAGAACGAATCCAATGCGGCCTCTGTGACCAAGCAAGAGGTTGCTTTCACCAAGCTGCTCGACCAGAATCAGGCGCTGTTTCAGACTTCGATGTCGGCGTTGACGACGCAACTCAATGATCTCAAGTCGCGCTTGGATAAGGGCGAGGGTCAGGGCGCTGGCCGGCATGAAGAGAGAAGCGACGCGCGCAATTTGTCGACCGACAACAGAGGGCTCGTCTTCGGCGTGATCGGCGCAGCTATCGGCGCAAGCGCGCTGATCCTCACAATTCTAAATCACGTCGCAAAATGAAAGAATACCGAAAATGAGCCTACAACAAATCGTCGACGATGCCTTGGCGGCTTATTCTCGGCAAGTGGATGGTCGTCAAAAGGCGATCATGGATCAACTGGCTATCATAAGGACTTTACTCATGGCACTCGCCCCCGAAGTACAGGCACTACACGACGCAATCGCCGCCCAGAGCACACAGATCACCGCCGCGACTACGGAATTCGGCGTGCTCGAAGCGCAGGTGGCGGACCTCACCGCGAAGCTCGCCGCCGTGCCTCCGGGCGTCCCGGTCGATGCGGACAATCTCGCCGAGATCGTTGCCTCGACTGGCGCGATCACCGCAAGCATCGCAACCATCAAGGCAGCGATGCCGCTGCCGGTGCCGGCCACCGTGGTCGACGCCGCAGCCGCAGCAGCACCGACCGGCTAAACCAAAGCCCAAAGACCACCGAGCAGCCCTGAAGCGCCGTCGCCCACAAAGCGACGGCGCTTTTTTTGTTGAGCATGGCGCGGATGCCTATGCATGCGTTACAATCGAATTGTTCAAGACGATGAGCGGGCCGCCGGAGCGCAGATGGACTTCCCAATCGCCACTTCCACGTTCGAACACAATGGCATCACCAACAACCATGCCAGTGAAAAACCGTGACAGCACGATGCGACCGCGCCGTTTGAGATACCATTCCGCCAACTGCTCAAACATCTTTGATCCCTTTCAATCTCTAATGGTGAAAGGACGGCGACGCCTCTGCGTGTGGGGGTAAGCATCAGCGTCGCCGCCTCTCTCAGACCCGGTCCGGCGGTGCGCGACTGTTCCCGGGTCGAGCCGTCATTTTTCAAAACCAAATTTCCGAAAGGTTGCTTGTCCTTCTGGACTCGCCGCCCATGCTTCGCTTTCCTCTTTCGTCGCATCAAAGTCGCCATTGATGACGCGCTTGCGGATCGCCCTCGCTGCATGCGAGCCGGAAATGTCGAGCGCCTTGATTAGCTCCATCTGCGGCGTGGCATGCGGCGACAGGAAGTCATCGAATTCACCCCTTGCCGCTCTGCCCGCGATCTTCGGCAGGCCTGCTTGCCGCAGCGCCTCTGCCAACTTGTCTTTGGTGTGCATCGTCACTTCCTCTTCTTTCCGGCTTCGTACATCTCGGACAGCGCGCCAGCGATCATCCCGCCAAGCATGAAGCGGTCAGTCGTCGACAGCTTGCCCGGCGTGATCTCGTCGAGGATGGCCCAGGCCTCGGTTGCCCATCGCGACGAGCCAGGACCGAAGCGGGCCGGGTATTCGTGCTGACCGCTGTAATCGGCGAGGTTCATGCAATCGAGAATGATGTCGCGCTCGGCCGCCGTGAAGTCTTTGCAGAGCGCGATCTTCTCTTTCAGGATGATCATCTCGGGCGGTTTGGTGTTCATTGGCTTACATCCATACTTCGACGATCTTTGGGTCGTCATCTGCGAAGCGCGACAGGCAGACCAACCCACGTGCCGCGAGCAAGGCGCGAAGCTGATCCAGATCAGGACCGATAATGATATTCTGCGTCGGTGTTTGGCTGGTCCATCGTCGCGCGACAAAGCTGTTCGGGAATTCGATCGGGCTCTCGTACACGACCCACATTTCCAGATCACCGCTCATTCTGGAATTTCCTGCATCGTGACGCTGTAGGCCGTCATCGGCCGGTTCGGTTTGCCGTCCGGCCGATATGGCACCAACGTGCTCTGGGCTTTCCAGCATTTCATCGCGGCCTCGACGCTCGGAAAACGTTTTGCCCTTGCAAGGTCAAAGGTCCAACCATCATCGCCGCGACCGAATTTCGCATTCGGGTCCGACCATTCGAGATAGGGGCCTAGCACGACATTGTCGGTTGCCGCTGCGAGCGTCAGGGCGACGATGTCGGCTTCATCGGCACGCGCAGACCTGCCGCGCGGGTGTATACGACGGATGACGTAGTAGCTCATGGTCTCAGTCCCATGTTGTCGGTTTGTCAATGACACCCTGATCGATCGCTGCCTTCATGATCTCAACCACGCTCGGTATCGGAATCTGCTCGACCTTGTACCAGTGCTCGCTGCGCTGAATTTCTTCCCAGATGCGCAGGCCGATGCGCTTCTGATCAATCTCGCCGGTGATGTTGACCAGCAGGTCAATGCCGTTGCTGGTCTTGCGGAAATGGGCGATGCGCAGCCCGGCCCATTCCTTGTTGTTGACCGGCGAATAAATCCACCACACTTCGTGAAAGCCGAGATTTTCGTTCATGACGCTCTCTTGTAGTTGCGCACAGCTTCATCGACGATCCGCTCGCCTTCGTGCTTCGTGATCTGCTTGCCGTGCCGCCAATACTCGACAACGTCGTATGGCCGCTTCGGCTTCATGTTCCACGTGGCCTCGAACACCGTGATCTTGCGCGTCGTCATCAACGCAACGAAGATATCGCCGGCAGGCCGACCGGGGTGCATGATGCTGTCGACCACAATCATCTGATCCGGCAGGTTGGCCTTATGGGCTGCCGCCTTCTTCAGCCCTACCTCGCCGGCATATCTCGGCGCAGCCAGATACGGGCAAACCTGCAGCGCGTAGTGGGCGCATTCGCTGTGCATCGGCGGATCGATGAATGCGCCATCGGGATGGAATGCCGCGAGCGGACCGCCGACCAGCCATCGGCCGCGAAACAGCGTCTTGCCGCATATGCTGCAGACATTGCGCCTGATCGACAGCCGGCGCAGCCGCTCGTCATTGATGGCGAAGTGCACGGTACCATCCTTGCCGATCACCACGTTGTATGGCACGGCCATGCCGCGCTCGACTCTCAGATGGGCCATGCGGGGCGGGATCGGGATCATGACTCTGCCATCATGCCTTTCTCGACACCTTCGACGAAGGCCAGGGCCAGCCTGTAGTCGGAAAAGTCGCCCTTGATATCACCGGATGGTCCAGACCAAAGGACTTCAACAAACCATCGGTCGCCGACCCTATTGATCGACCCAACCACAACCTCACCGCTGTCGATGAGATAACTGTCGTCGTTCAATTTTTCGGTGTACCAGTTCATGGCGCATGCCTATTTGCTATCCGCAGGAAATCTTCCTCAGCGAATTCCAGCATCAGTTTTTGCGCCAGAAGCTGATCGGCGAACGGGACCTGACCCGGCGGGCAATGGCCGCACAGCCGCTGCGTGACCCAGTCCTGATCCATCACGTCGATATTCGCCACGACGCTTTCGCGGTTGCCGCGAATGCGATATTTCCTGCCGCTCTTGCCGCCCCACACGATGAACCAGCCTTGAAGCTCGAACATGGCTCGCTGCTCTGGCGTCAGGCTATCGAGCAGCAGTTCGCGCGCGCGGGCCTTGGCTGCGTCATCGATGGGATGGCGCGCCGCAGCGCGGACGATAGCCGGTCGTGCCACGGAATACGTTGCCACCCGCGCCTCCTCGAAAAACGGGTCATACTGCGGCGGGCGGCGATATCGACCGTCATACCAAACTATCGGCGTCGGCGGCGGGTACAACAGGCTCGTCGTCGCTGACGTTGGCATATACGGCGAAAGCCATGTGATGGTGTTCGCCGTTGTCGCCGTTGTCGTCGCCCAAGTCGGCATGAGCCAGGAGGGCACGGCTCACCCTCCGACCAGTTGCGGCACCAGCATGATCTTTGCGGCGGTCGGGTCAAACGCCTTGATCCGCGCGCCTTGCTGATTGTCGCCATCGACGCGGAAGGCGCTGTAGCCCTGCTCCGTCATGTTGTCGAAGACCTCGCGCGCGTGGCTGACTTCAAGCGGCACGGCCGGATTCCACTCCACCTTCATGTGGCCGGTGCGGTCCATGACGTTCATTACATGCTGGTTCATCGCTGCTCTCCCTCTGGTCGATTCCACTTCCAAACACCGTCGCGAAAGATCATGCCGCCGTTGTTGCAATTGTACGCGCATAGCACCAAGTCGCCGTCCTTCGGGCTGTCGGCGATCAAGTCCATAAATTTCATATGCTCGTCCAGCGTGGCGAGGCAGCACCGCATCAGGCCGCCCGGGTCGACTTGATACGTGGTCATGATGTCGGTGGCTCCATCTCGACGACGTTGATGGCCATGTGCCCGGGGCTGTATTCCTCGACCCAGACTCGGACCGGTCGTTCCGGTGAATAGACGGTGGCTGTTGGCGAGCCCATGGCTTTGCAGAGCGTCGCGCTAAACCCGAATGCCTCGCACACCATCTGCATCACCTCGGGACCGGGCACCCTGCCGGCGGCCTTCGATGACACCGACAAATGCCGGAACAGGCCCGTCGGCTGATACTCGAATGAGATCGCTGCATGGTAGGCGCCGAGCATGACGTTCTGCGGCGGATAGGCGTCCAGCACCTTATCGGCGCCCGGCGCGAAATCGTTTAACATCATGGTATCCGTCTCTGTGTCGACGGCGACAGGCGCGAGCGCCTCCCATGGTATCGGCTTGTCGCGCGCGCGGTCGATCGCAACAAGGATTTGCACTTCTTCGTTTGGTCCGATGACAAGCGTGCTCATGAATGCACCTCACCGATATGTGCCATGACCTGATCGACATCGCGCCATTGATGAGCGCTTTCTTTCTTCAGCCCAAATTCCGCGATGCATATGCGACAGGAATATGCCTGCCTGTCATCCCAATGAACCACGATCGGCTCGCGCCAATTGATCACCGGGAAACGCGCCTCCCAATATTCGGCTTTCATCACCCCTGCCTCCAGCGTGCGGTCAGATCGCCATGCGGGCCTCGCCCATGCGTTCGCCCGTGGCCCAGGCCATCCCAGCCGGCGAGCCGCCAGAGGCCATCAGCCGGCCCTCGCGCGGCCACCCAGGTCACGGGCAAACCCTGACGAATGGTTCCGGCGGGCTCAGTTCGACGCAGGGCGGCTTCTGGAACACCACGCGCACCCAGCACACCGCGAAAATCATGGCACCGGCGACCACCGCCGCAATCCGATAAAACATAAAATTACCCCTCTTCGTCATAGTCCCGCAAAAAGCTGATCGTGATATCAGGGACCGCCGGCACGAATTGCTGGCCGTCGTTTACATCGAACGTCGCGATATGTTTGGACACGACCTTGATGCCGTTGGTCGTCTCGTCAGGATAGATGCCGGCGACGAATCGCCCGGTGTTGTCGAACACCTCGACAATGCGGCGGCCGGTCTTGGCGTGGAATGCCATCTTCAATTCCATTTGCTCACTTCCCTTTTATCCCGGCGACGGATTCTATCAGCAGGATGAAATCGCGCTGCATCTTCGGGCTGATCGCGGCGAAAGCTTGCAACAGTCGCATATTGTATTTTGGGCTTTTGAAGATCAGCTTCTCGGCGTCTTTGGTCTCGGCAGAATTTTTCTGGTAAAAATATGAAATTGGGACTTCCAAAGCGTCGGCAATTCTTCCGAGCGTCGGCGCGTTGACCCTATTCAGTCCAAATTCATATTTCTGGATTTGCTGCGGGGTCACCCCAGCAAGGTCGCCCAGCATCTGCTGTGACATCCCAAGCTCGGTGCGCCGCAGCTTGATGCGCCTTCCCATTTCCGCGATGGTTTCGCCACTAGGCTTCACATTCGTCACGTGTCACCTTGATCGGCTCGGCCGCTCTCGCTTCTTCGCAAGCGTGGCTTTGTAATTCTTGAATTGCTCTCTGGCCTTCGGGATTTCTTTCTCATAGTCCGGCTCTTTGTCCCGGACCAGATCGTATTTGTAACCAAGCGCACCAGCCATCTTGGCAAACGTGGCGTGCTGCGGTCGCCGGGTCTTGCCGCCGAACATATTTGCGACAGTCGACGGCGCGAGGCCGGCGAGCACCGCAAGGTCAGTTTCCTTGATGTGCTCTTTCTGAAACATCGTGCGGAAGCGGTCGCATTCCGGGTCCTTGTCGACGAAATTATACGAGCGGGTGAGCCACAACGATCCTGAATTGTGGCCGGTTGTCGCGCGACCATTCTTAGCCATTGTTTGAGGACTCCACGCCGGTCACAGCGCTCGTGACGTTCGGCACGTCTTCCGCTGCTCGATGCGGGGCCTTGCCATTCAGTTTGCCACGTGCAGCGATGTCGTCCTTCAAGGTTTTGGCGCGGACAGTGTATTCGCCAGAGCCAGGACCGCCGATACGCTTGATCTTCTTCTTATTCACCAAGTCATTGAGGGTCGGATAGGCGGACGACTCCATGCGGCCGGACGCAACGAACAGTTCGCGTACCTGTTGCGTGGTGAAGCTCTTTCGTTTCTTGCCCCAGCGCAGCACTTCGTCATTGCCGCTTATCCCGAATTTATTCAGCGCATATTTTGGTTTTTTGATCGGTTTCGCTTTCTTCGCCGGCTTAATCTCACCCGCCTTCTTCTTCGGCCCCTCAATCGCCTTGACTGATGCGGCCGAGTAATTGCCGGGCGACAATCTCTTCAGCGCGCCTTTGTTGGCGAGGATTTTGCACGCCTGATAGATCGCGGTCTTCGTGCGGCCTTCCGCTTTGAAGTGCGCGACAAGCTCCGATAACTGGAATGTCGGATTGGTTTTGACGTATTCGATGACTGCTTGCTCTGCCGTCGTTTCGTGTTTGACGTTGCGACGAAAGGAATCGGCGACCGTCGTAATCAGTTCGTATCCTATATTCTGCAGGCCAAGCTTGGTGAGCACTGCCAGCACGCCGCCCATCTGCTCGATCGATGTTTCGGCGTGGATTCGGTATCGGTCAAAGGTCTCAGGTGTCGGTTTCTTCGGCATGGTCGTCGTCCTCCGTTAGAGTGAATTTGATTCTTCCATCACCACCAAGGGCTTCGATAACCTCAGCGGCAGTGTGGGTCTTCTCTACGCACTGGCCACCTAGCTCATGCCATTCGCCGTCTGGCGCGAGCGACGGCGGGACTAGGGTAATGGCTTCTCGTTCATTGAAGCGGATCATGCCGAGCTTGCCCTCGTACCCGCGCCGATCGAGGTAGGCACGCAGGTGCGGGTCTTTATAAGCATCCGGAAATTTCGGGTCGATCCAGACTTGGACGACTTCCATCTTCCGCGTTTCACCGGTCGTATTGTCAATTGCTGTGATGAAGTCAGGCATAATGTCGATGACATAATGCGATCGGTCCGGCCGCGAGAGATCGCCGGTATCGTCGTTTACGAGCCATCTACAATTCCACAGATAGCATTCGGGCGGCATGCCCGGCTTGTGATAGACCATGCAGCCGGTGTGACGTTGGTGTTTGCAGCGCTGGTTGGCGACCTTGCCGAGCGCCCGCACGGGCAGCAAGCGGCAGCATAAACTGCACTCAGAGCAGGTTCTCTTCATGATCGCGATCGGTTGAATATTTTGGTGATGGTCAGTTCGGGGGTGATCCGGAGCAGGTCCACCACCTCAGTCAAAGTCAGATCAGGGCAATCGGCAGTCACTTCGAAATGGCATCCAGGGTGAGCGGCGTCGAAGTCCCGCAGGTGCTGCAGCCATGCCTTGCGCAAGGAGTCGGGGACATGCGCGATGGTGAAAATCTTGACCGGCTGATCCATCCCCAACACCATTGCTCGACCGCTTTCCCGGCTACCCCGGGGCGGTTGTCCACTTTTGGATGCTAAAAACGTTAAAGTTGCAGAATCACGCTATGCGACCTTTTCAATAAAAACAATATGGGCTAAACGTAAATTTCGGACTGGCCGACCTGAAATCGGGTATGGAGCGGACCGCATTCCTTGGGAAGATATCACGAAACCCCGTTGGGGTGCGCACCCACGCACCCGGGAATCGCATGGTGCCAAAATCATTATTCGACCCTATTGCCTTCCTTGAAAAGGTTGGCAAGGGCAAAACCGTGACAATTTACAAGGCGGGGACGGTCATCTACAAGCAGGGTGACCCGGCCAACAGCGTCTTTTATTTGCAGTCGGGCTCCGTCAAGGAAACGGTCGCACGGGCTCGGCAGCGCGAAAAGGCTCTCGGGCTTCTTCGGGCGGGCCATTTCTTTGGGACCGGCTGTCTCGACGGCAGCCGCGTCCGCCCATCGACCACGCGCGCCATGGAGCGCTCGGTCATCACCGAGATCACGGCGAAGACCATGAAGGCGGCGCTGACCGAACCTGCCTTGAACCAACTGTTCATAGCCTATTTGCTGCAGCACAACAGCCTGATGGAGCGGGAGCGCATCAACCTGCTGTTTCAGCCTCATGAAAAGCGGCTGGCTCGGCATCTGGCAATGCTGGGCACGGCCACCTCGGGCGTGCCAGAAGTGATTGGCCCGCACATAACCCAGGAATTTCTCGCCGATCTGATCGGGACGACGCGGCAGCGGGTCAATTATTACTTGAGCAAATTCGCCCAGCTTGGCTATATCGAGAAGTCTCGCGGCGGCATCGTGGTCAAGCAAGCGCTGGTGAAGTCCCTGCTGTATGACGACAACGACAAGGAATACACCTCTGAGTGATCCTGTTGAAAAGGCCTTGGCGACCCGGCACTGCCCGGACTGCTATGGCACGATCTTTCGAGACGGCCCACGTGGCGGGATTTCGCAGAACATCGAATGCGTCATCTGCGGCTCAAGGTTCAACGTGGCTTGGTGGCAGCCGCCGAATCCGGCGCATGGCCCGATCCTCGTTTCTGCCCATCGCATCCCGAGCGAAGCCGAAGGCGGCGGGGTGTGGCGCGAAGACCTGTTTCCGAGAGTGCTTCAATAAAGCAATTCACGATTCTCGCGGCTTGAAACACCCCAAAGCGAGAGTCGGAATGGGCGGCGGTGTCACACTAGGGCCAGCCTCAAGGGACACCGCCGTTTCCCCGCTCTCAAAACTCCAGCATGAACCGGTGTGCCCAATCCTGCCGATAGCCGCCGCAGGCGCAAACCCAGCCCTCGCGGGTCGCTATCAACGTCCGATCGGCGCACAGATGCGGGCAGGTGAATTCGTGCACATGATCATTGTGCTGATAGCGGTTGAGCGCGGCGACCTCTTTGTCCGTCCAGGGTGCGTCGATCTTGAGCCATGTCGCGGTCATCACAACCGCCGCATCTTCGGCTCAAGCCATTCCGGCTGATCGCGACCGCCGGTCTGCACGATCTCGAAACTCACGCCGCCATTGCTGTGGCTGATGATCGCCCGCGCGCTACGTCCGCATTCCGCGCAGGTCGCGCCGCGCGCCATCGCGGTTTCGGTGTCCATTATTTTATGATGCATCCAGTCCGGTGCCGCACAGAATGGGCATGCCGTGTGCACCGTCGTATCCAGGCCGAAGCCAGTGACGCGGTGCGATAGCTGGGATCGTTTGTTGTATTCGTCGATGTTCTTTGGCTCATTCATCACACCACTCTCCAAAGGTTGAAACGAGATACTTCGTCATCACGCGCCGCCTCTTATTGCGTGCGGCGTCGATCGATCGCCGCCATTTGATCTCGGGCCGATCGCACCAAATCATGGTCAACGTCCTGCCCGTGGTGATCTCAACGTCGGCGCGCGCAAATGGGTGTCGATCGTACACCTTGATTGAATGTGGCTTGTGGTAGGGCAGCGCCATCATCCCGCGCATCACATCGCGCCAGTATGTCCTGACCGCCGGATATAGGGTTGTGTCGATCAGCAGCCCCAGGCTCGGCAGGGTGACAACCGCGTGGCCGTTGAATTTGTGCGGGATCGGCTCTTGGTCCGGCATCCCGATTCCGACCGACCAGATTTGCTTTCCGTCACCGCTCGCCGCCGACAACACACAACAACAGGTGCTGATCACGGCATCACGAAAACCGATCTCGACAAGGAAGTCCCGCACCGCAAGCGAAGTAAATAGACAGGTCTCTTTCGAACCGCCGTCCGTGGTGTCCGGCTGGATGTCGTATCCGTCATGAACACCGCTGGCGATAGCGGCGAGCGCCTTGATCATCTTCGGCGGCCACAGGCCGATCACCGTCATATCGCCAAGCTGCAGGCAATGCGCGATGGTTATTCC